TGCTTATGAAAGTGTGCCTGACTTTATACGTGCTGGTGTTACCAGTTACAACAAAGGTAGTATCGACTTTGATAATGGCTCACGCATTGTGTCAGCAACTACCACTGAAAACACTGGTCGTGGTATGTCTATTTCGCTCTTATACTGTGACGAATTTGCGTTCGTGAGGCCAACCATTGCCAGCGAATTCTGGACATCGATTAGTCCCACATTGGCCACTGGTGGTAAATGTATTATCACCAGCACCCCCAACTCTGATGAAGACCAATTTGCACAAATTTGGCGGCAAGCCAACAAACGATTGGACGAATATGGTAACGAAACAGATGTGGGTATAAATGGTTTTAAAGCATATCGTAGCAGTTGGCAAGAGCACCCAGATCGTGACGATAAATGGGCCATTGCCATGCGAGCCCAACTGGGAGAAGAACGCTTCCGTCGTGAAATGGAATGTGAATTCATTATCTATGACGAAACACTAATTAATCCATTATTCCTCACAGAGATGGCTGGCATAGATCCCGTGTCAAAACAAGGCCAAGTGAGGTGGTACAAGAAACCAGAAAAGGGCAATGTCTATATAGTGGCACTTGACCCCAGTTTGGGCACAGGTGGGGATCCGTCGGCCATTCAAGTCTTGGAATTGCCGTCCATGCAACAAGTGGCAGAATGGCAACACAATAAAACATCCGTGCAACAACAAGTCAGGATACTAAGTGAAATAACAAAGGAATTGGCAGGGATTGTCAACATAGATACGGACATTTATTATAGTGTTGAAAATAACACCCTGGGAGAAGCTGCATTGGTTGCGATAGACGAGTTTGGCGAAGAAAAAATTAGAGGTGTATTTTTAAGTGAGCCAAAAAAAATAGGTGGCGGCGCCCGCTATAGAAAAGGTTTTACAACAACCAACAAGAGCAAATTGACTGCATGCAGTAAATTAAAGAATTTAATTGAAACACGGAAACTACATGTTGCTAGTAAAGGGCTTGTTAGTGAATTGAAAACATTCATTGCTAAAGGTAGCGGGTTCGCTGCAAAAGAAGGCGAGACGGACGATTTGGTCATGAGCATGATACTGGCAGTAAGGATGGCAACTTTTCTTAGAGAATACGACCCCAATCTAGATGAAAAACTTAAAGATAGTTCAGAAGAAATTATTCTGCCCATGCCCTTTATAATGATATGAACATAACACCAGTAGACCATAATACTAACTTATTTTATATAGAGAATTTGTACCCACAGGAGCTGTTGGATAAGTTAAACGAATCATACATACTGTCCTTGCCGTGGAAGAAAGAAGACATGCAGTCTGACTGGCTTCGCCGCAGGCTATTATCCAATGAGACTCTAGAAGAAGCGGATCAGTATGTTAAACAGCGTGTTAACGAAATAGAACAAGCAATAAATTTCAAAATACTAAGTTGCGACACAGGGTTTTGGCTCGACGAGACTGGATTCACAGTTAACCGTCATTTAGACAATAGTGGTGTTGCTGCCAGCATGCAAGTGTACATGTGGAACAACCCCGCACTGCCTGGCACTACATTTTATCAAGGTGACAACATCAGAAAAGAATTCAAATACAAACAAAATACAGGTTATGTCATGATCAACGGCGCCAATCAGTGGCACGGAATGACTGCAAAAGTGCCACCCAATAATTGTCGATTATGCAGTTATACTTGGTTTTACCCTAAAGTATAAATATGTTATTATGATTAATATTGAAAAAACGTCCGAAAATCTTTTCGACAAAATACGCAGTAGATTTTCGGGGGTAACTATCGGCGACGAATCTGCAAAAGCAACAGTTGATCCAGCAAATGCTAGATTTTTTAATTTTGATTTCACTGCGGGCGATAAAAACTTCGGCAACATCACTATCAGTCTACTTGATTCAGAAGGACTAAAGATCTACTTTGATAAAGAAATCGATCGAGACATGTTGGAACACGAACGTCATGTATGGTACGATTTTTTAAAGAACATGAGACTGTTTGCTAAAAGAAACATGTTAAACTTTGATGTCCGGGACATTGCCAAGAGCGGCCTAGAACTGAAAGACTTGCACACAGCAACTAAAAATACAAACATCATTGGCATGAATGATATTGATTCCGCAGTCACTGAGTCGAGACTCTACGGAACAAGTCGTAGCAGTTACCAAAAATTAGAAGATGTTAAGATAATTGCAAGACACAGCAAACCCATTGTAGATGAAACTATCCCTGGTGCAAGAAGCAGAAACATACAAGCATTCTACATCGAGAATTCCCTAGGAGAACGAGCACGTTGTCCGGACGGCACTACATTCAATGGCGCAAGAGTATATGCAAGACACGTTAAAAATGGCGGAGCATTACACGATGATTTTGGAAAACATATTACTAAAATTATTAGCGAAATGACTTCATTGAAAAACTTTGTGCGTAACGTCAGGGGTAAGACATTCGAGGATGTTGAAACGGCCTCAATGATAGAAAGTGCTATAGATCATTACGGTAGGCTACATAGGGATTTGTTTACACTCAGGGGCCAAAGAGGTTATCAACAATACAAGTCGCTATGGCAACCAGAAGTTCTGGACGAAACTGATATCGATTTAGAAGAAGTTCGCAGTCGATTTACTCGACAAGTGTTTGATGAGCGTCTATTAGATGCATTGCCGATAGTGCAACGTGCATACCAAGAAAAGAAAACCAAGACCGCGGAAGAATTCGAATCTTGGGCCAACAACATGGTTGCTGAATATATCGAAGAAGATGACGACACTGGCGAATTTAGTCCATTTGCAAATAGCATTCCAGTCAATGATTCGGGTGATGTGATGGACAGCGATGATAATGATCAAGTGTTGTCGAAACTGTTTGACGAGAATGGATTCGAGTGGCGCTACACTGACAGCACTTACTATTTCGAAAGCAATGAAGAAGTTGAGAGAGCCAAAGACATTATTGCCGCACACGACCCAAACATGGAATTTCCGAATTTTGGTGTTTTCGACTATAGCCGCGGCATATACGGCAGTTCCACGTTTGATAGAGAATTTACACACAATGGCGTACACGAAGATATCAATTCTATCAAACATTTGGCCGGTATAGCCAAATAAGTTGATTCTTACCAAAAGCACAGTTACAATACTAACACTGTGCTCAATAAAATTTTAAATTTTTGTCTTGACAAACTAAATATTAATGTTATACTATACAAGGTGTATAGTGTATCTAGGCACAACAAAGACCATCTTAACTTATAAAGGAAAAACATCATGGCAACATCTTTAGCAGAAATCCGCGCAAAATTAAAATCGCAAGAAACCCGTCAAGGCGGGCAATCACAAGGTGGCGACAACGCTATCTATCCACACTGGAACATTGCAGAAGGCACTACTTCGCGCATCCGGTTCCTTCCAGACGCAGATCCCAAAAACACTTATTTCTGGCTTGAGCGTTTGGTTATCAAACTCCCATTTGCAGGCATCAAAGGCCAAGTTGACAGTAAACCTGTTATTGTACAAGTTCCCTGTATGGAAATGTACGGCGAAGCTTGTCCTGTACTGGCAGAAGTTCGACCTTGGTACAAAGACGAAAGTCTCAAAGAAACAGCCAACAAGTACTGGAAGAAAAAATCTTACTTGTTCCAAGGCTTTGTCCGTGACAATCCGTTGAGTGACGACAAGACTCCAGAAAATCCAATTCGTCGATTCATCATCAGCCCACAAATCTTTAATTTAATTAAAGATGCATTAATGGATCCAGAATTCGACAACATGCCAACTGAGTATGAAAATGGTGTAGACTTCAGTGTCAAGAAAACCAGCAAAGGCGGTTATGCTGACTACAGCACCAGCAGTTGGGCACGTAAACCTAGCGCATTGACTTCAGACGAACTTGCCGCAGTGGAAAAGTTCGGCCTGCATAATTTGGCAGACTTCTTGCCAAAGAAACCCACTGAACAGGAGTTGGCCATCATCAAAGAAATGTTCGAAGCGTCAGTTGACGGCGAACCTTACGATTCAGAACGCTGGGGTCAATACTTTAAACCGGCTGGGTTCAATGCTGGTAATGATAATGTTAGTAACGCTAACAGTGCTCCAACTGCTCGTCCAGCACCTGCTCTTAAGGCAGTACCTACACCAGTAGCCGAAACTCCTGCTTGGGAAGAAGATGCCGCAGAAGCAGCCACAGTCCCAGTTGCTGCCGCTAAACCCAGCAGCCAACGTGCAGAAGACATTTTGGCCATGATTCGTAGTCGTCAAAAGTAATTGATTACGCAGGAGCCTCCGGGCTCCTAATTGTATGTCTAAATTAGTTTGGTCATTGACGGGCGATGAAATAAATTTAGTTCCTTGTAACAACGAACTGTATGAATATTTTGTCGCCCAACTTGAATCGCATGATATAAATCGTTATGTTGCACCGCACTTAGATCACAGTGATTTATTTGCTTGTCTGGATGAAAGTTTGTCGATAGTTAATCGACTACTGTCAGATAAATTTAATATTTCGACATTTGATATTTCAGCATCAAATTGGCACGACCAAACTCAATTGAATTATTTGCATCGCAGTTGGGTCATTTTACATCAACAGCATCCCAATGTTTCTTCAGTGTGTGAAAATATAAAAGAAGGTTCTTCGAAACACTTTTATATGTTGAATAAATTAATTCATTCCGCGGAAGAAAAATTCGATGAATTCATCTTGATCAACGACACCAATAGTTTTAATAATATTTTTGATTACGATTTAACCACAGTGGGCACCACGGGTTTGATGATTAACTATAATAATTTGGGACGATCTACGTTTAGCAAATGGATTAATTTTGATAGTAAAGATATCAATGTTGATACAAATAATTTTAAAGAGATATATACAGAACTAACGATGAGTTTGTCCAGACCCAGAACATACACTGTTCCCAAAGAATATAGTAACAATCATTTACTGGGGGACAAGATTGGACTAGCAAACTTTGACAAGTTAGAAGAAAATTTGTTAAACTATAGGCAATTAGTCTATAAAAATTTTAGATTAGCATCTAATTTTATTGAATTACATTAAAGGATAATAATTATGGCAACTAAACCATTCGACGTAAGTAAATTTCGTAAAACAATTACCAAAAGCATTGACGGCATCTCCGTCGGCTTTCACGATCCCACAGACTGGATCTCGACCAACAACTATGCTCTTAACTACCTTATTAGTGGCGATTTTAAACGGGGTATACCGATGGGAAAAGTTACTGTGTTTGCTGGAGAATCTGGTGCAGGTAAATCATTCATCTGTTCAGGCAATCTGGTCAAAAACGCACAAGCACAAGGCATTTATCCGATTCTCATTGATACTGAAAATGCACTGGACGAAGCATGGCTACATGCTCTCGGGGTTGATACCAGCGAGGATAAACTTCTTAAATTAAACATGGCAATGATCGATGACGTTGCTAAAATGATTAGTGAATTTGTAAAAGAATATAAACTGTTGCTACCGGATCAGCGTCCCAAGGTATTATTCGTACTTGATTCGTTGGGCATGATGTTAACACCCACTGATGTTAACCAGTTCCAAGCAGGTGACATGAAAGGCGACATGGGTCGCAAGCCCAAGGCACTGACAGCACTGGTTCGTAACTGTGTAAACATGTTCGGTGATTTGAACTTGGGCTTAGTTGCAACCAATCACACATACGCCAGTCAAGACATGTTTGACCCAGATGACAAAATCTCAGGCGGACAGGGCTTTATCTACGCAAGCTCTATTGTTGTGGCCATGCGCAAGTTGAAGTTGAAAGAGGACGAAGATGGCAACAAGATCAGTGAAGTAAAAGGTATTCGAGCTGCATGTAAAATCATGAAGACCCGTTACGCAAAGCCTTTCGAATCTGTACAAGTTAAGATTCCATACGAAACAGGCATGAATCCATACTCGGGCTTGACTGATTTAATCGAAGGCAAAGACATGCTCAAGAAGGAAGGCAACAGTCTTGTTTACACAACTGTGTCTGGCGAAGTTATCAAGAAGTTCCGCAAGGGTTGGGAACGCAACGACGATGGCTGTTTGGATAAAGTAATGGAAGACATTACCAATT